AAACTCAGTCTCCTCGTTCTCCGTGTATTGCTGGATCGCTGTAGACAGCTCCGAATAGTTCATGGCTTACCCCGAACGTCCGTATTTGCCGCCCTTTGTGGCGGCCCCCATGCCCCGGCAGCTGCCGCCGCCGGCCATCTTCTTCATAGGCTTCTTGTCCATCTTGCCGCCCGACATCTTCTTCATGGGCTTCTTGGCTTTCTCCTCCATCGCAGCCTGCTTGGCGCGGCGCTTGGCGTCGTTGTTACCCCGCTTCACGGCTTGACCGTCCATGTAGTCTTGGGCCTTTTTCGGATCGCGAGCCTTGGGGCGCTTGGATTTCGTAGGTGCTGCCATGTCAATCTCCTGTGCTGACAGTTACGGCCCCGACGGAGCCTTCAAGGTAGACCAGAGGGTTACCCACAGGTCTCCAGCCGAACAGCGCCCGGCTCTCGTCGATCGAGTTGTCAGGACGCGGGTTGCGGAGCGACTGCGGATCAACGACTCGCACGCGCCCCAGAAAGTTCTGAGGGTGGTCCGGATCGACCACGTCCTTGCCAACACGGAACCCCGTGCGGTGCCCGTCCTTGTATTCCCACACAAGGTCTTTGAGTGGGTAGCGAAACCCAGTCTTGTCGCAGTATCCGTAGGCGTGCTTTCCGGGGGCGTAAGCCATCAGTAGCGCCTCCCGGGTGTCAGATGCAGCGAGGCGCGCTCGCGATCCTCCGCGGCGGCCAGATCGAACTGCTGCTCGTATTCCTGCTTGAGAGCGACGGCGCGATCGGCCGACTCTGGCTTTTTCATGGCAATCTGAAACGCCAGACCCGCCACGAGGGCGGGGACGAAGCGGGGCGGTATAGACGCGCTACCCGAGATGCCCGATGTCATCCCGTCGATGCCCTTGAGGCGGTAGTAGAAAAGCGTGTAGTCGCCGGAGTCAGGCACCGGCCAAAGCGTGGCTGTCACATCGCTCACACCCCGGTTGATGTAAATCTGAGTCGGGCGGCCCCGGGAGTTCTTGTTCGTCTGCTGAGCGTATGTCGAGACGCTGACCCGCATCAGCGCGGTGTCTATCTGGTTTGTCCCAGTCCCTGTTCGCAGCTGGTGCTCGATCAGGTCGATCGTATCCGACGGCATGGTGTATCCGGCAGTGCCTTCCACCAGAGGCACGGTTCCGGCCTCAATGGTGAACAAGTTCAAGCCGCGGTTCTGCCACTCCAACGTCAGGAAATTCAGACTGCGTCGCACCGTGCGCAGGTCGTAGCCCGTGCGCATCTCGAGCCCTGCCCGCTCGAAGGCCTCCTCGAAGAGCTCTGAAAGATCAGGGGTCACGACTGCCATGGTTTACTTCCTGCTTTTCGCCGTCTTCTTGGCGATCTTCTTGGGTTGTGCCACATGTTGCTTGCCCTTGCGAGTCCCTTTGCGTTTGGCTCGAGTTGTGGCAGCGTATTCAGAGTCGCTCAGAGACTTGATCGTCTTTTCCGGGAGATATCGTTCCCCGGTGGCCGTGGGACCTTGAGTGGACGGCTTGCCGCTTTTTGTGCGCCATTTCTGGGCCGTCCACTTCTTTAGGCTCTTCTGAGGCTTCTTCACTTCTTCGCCTTGGTTTTTCCGCCACGCATCATCTTCTTTGGGTTGCCACCGCGCATCATCTTCTTGGCGTCACCGCCGCGCATCATCTTCTTCGCGGTGCCCTTTTTTGCCGTCATCTTACGGGGTTTCATAGCCATCTGTCAGTCTCCGTTTGCGGTTTGCGACGAGAGCTTCATACTCGTCATGGGGGTAGACGTCATAATAGCCCAAAGGATGCAACTTGTCACTCGCGGCCACAACTTGGTCTAACGATTGCACAAACAGCATCGCGTAGTCGCCGTCGACCTCGCTCTCCCAGTTATTGTCTGTCAGAAAATCAAGGCCAGCGTCGTCCGCGCCGTAGTCTGGGTGAAAGGTCATGCAATGGAGCGCAGGGAACCGTTTGTTGAGCTCTTCAGACAACTCATGTAAATCCTCGGGCTCGGGGAGATCGAAGGTGGCAATAATGACGAGCTCCTTGCCGAGCTGCTCAAAATCCTCGCAGTGTTTGACGGAATCGGCGAAGATATCTGGCGTTTCGACCACGAGCACTACGTTGTCACGCCACGCCCTTGCCGCGTATGGACAAGGCGGTAGACCTTTGAGGTGTTCGCTGGGAACCTCAAGAACCTCACGTGACCAGCTGCGCAGATCACGCTCGATCATGACTTGTACCCTCCGCCCTTGGCCTTGTACTGCTTGGCCAACATCTGCGCCTTGCGTGCGCTCCATTGGCCCGGCTTCCCACCCTTGCCGCCAGCCTTGATGCTGTTGAACAGGGATTTGCGCATGCTGGGCTTGGTGTAGTTTCCCGACTCATTGACGCGTGACTTGGTCGGTTTTTTGGCCATCAGGTCACCTTCCCCTTCGTGCGCCCTTTCATGCAGATGCCGTCGCCACGACCCATGCGGCCGCCGGCCGCCGCCCGCTTGACAGATTTCTGCCCGCTGCAGCCCCATGCCTTGCGGCGGGCTTTGACCTTCGGAGTGCGCTTCTGACTCACTGTGCGGGCACAATAGGCGTCCCCGCGAGGCGTACCGGGCGATGAGACCCGGCGATGCTTCTTGCCCTTGCTGTCCTTGTAAGTGGTGCCGTCAGCGTACTTCTCGTCGGCCGGCCGATCGTCTTTTTTGGCCATGTCACTCCATCCTCCGCTCCATCAGGTTCAGCAGCCGGTTTATATCCGACCTCATCCCCCGGACATTCTCGTCTATGCGACCAAGCTGGACCGCCTGTGCGCTGGCGTTTCTCTCCAGCATCTCAACGCGTCCGTTGACAGCACCTATGGAAACCCGGTTGTTCTCGATGTCCTTGAACACGACCCCTGCGGCCCAGCCCAAGAACGCGACCTGTCCGACAGCTGTCAGGATCAGAGCAATCGGTATCCGCCGGTCTAGGTGCCAACTTTGAGCTTCAGACATGAAAACCTCAGCTATAGAAGATCGTGAGCGCCGTAAGGTTTGTCGCGGCAGTGACCAACACATCGCTTTGAGCCCTGATTCCGTTGTCTGGAATGTTGACCGAATGAGAGTCGCTGACCGCAAAGTCGATGTCGAGTAGCGTCTCACCGCCCGACCCGTCCGTGATGGTCAGCCGACCGGCACCGCCCGCTCCAACAAGCACTTGGACTTGACGGATTCGAGCAGGTCCAACGGCCAGAGAAGCGGCCGTTGTGAGCCGTTTTGCTTTGATGTCTGACAAGGCCATGGCTCATTTCCCTTTTTTGGCAGGTTTCGGCTTTGGGGCCGGCTTGGGAGCTGCAGGCTTACGCCGCGCCAGCTCCTCCTCGCTCGCGGGTGTCCACTTTATGCTCATGGCTCAACTCACGACGCTGCAATAGTTGCACCGGTGTCCGAACGCTTCCAGTCCGTGCCATCGGAGAACGCGAGAATCGCGCTGCCAGCAGCGCCATCGCTTACATAAACGATCGTACCAGCGCCAGCATCCGAAGCGGAGGGAGCGGTAGAAACAGTGTAGGTGGGAACTTGAGCGGCACCTGTGAGGTCGCCGGTGAAGCCATTGGTCGATACGACCGGGCCGGAAAACGTGGTCTGAGCCATTTTTGTACCTCATGCACAAGGGTTTGCCGCGCAGTCTGTGCATCGTCAGGTAGGCGACCTGTCTGCACGGCTTGGATGTTGCCTGCCCAAACCATACATCACCACAGAACAAAAAGAAAGGGCGGCCCGAAGACCGCCCTCCTGAATCACTGTCCCGTGATTATGCGCCCGGCGAGCCGAACATGGCCAGCGGATCGGACACCCCGAACGAATAACGCTCGCGTGCCTTGTAGCGCACGTTACCAGTGTCGAAGTCGCCGTCCATCGAGGTCGACATCGGCGTACGCACGAAGTGCTTGTAGCCGTTCGGCACGTCGGTGGTCAGGAACCACGCGTCGGTGTCGGTCAGGTAGTGGTTGACACGATACCCTTCAGGGATCGAGCCGTTGCTGCGCAGCGCGTTCAGGTCGTTGTCCGCGGTGCCAACACGCAGCTCGGTCTGCAGGAGACGCGTAGCGACGAACATCAGCGACGGGGGAACGATCAGCTTGCGGGGCTGAGCTGCGATCAGGAGGCCCCGCTCATCGACGTAGGCGGCGATATCAATCACAGCCTGCTCGAGCGAGGTCTCGTTGAGGTCCGAGTCAACCGCCGGACGGTTCCGGTTCGTCACACCTTCCACAGTGGGATGCGATGCGTTGAACAGGGTCACACCATCACCGCCGGTGAACGTGTCAAAGCCGGTGTTCAGCAGCGAGGCTGCCTTGACCTGCTTCGTGTAGGCCATGGCGCGAGCCAGTGCCTTGGTGTAACGGGCCGACAGAGAGTCGTACAGGTTATCTTCCATCGCCTCTTCGGTGATGGAGAAGCCCATAGCGACGGTCTCGTGGTTGTAGCGAGCCGTGAACGCCTCTTGTGCGTTGTCGTACGAGATCGACGAACCCTCGGCCTTGACCGGTGCAGCACCGAAGCCCGACAGTTTGACTTCCTCTTCGAAGGAGCGCTCCGAAGTTTCAGTCTCGTAGATTTCCGCATGCTCGTTCTCGTACTTGTCGTACTCGAGGCCGAACAGAGCGTTAAGGCCCGGAAGCAGCTCTTTGAGAAGCTGGGAGCGTGAAATAGCCATGATTCAGTCTCCCTTACAGGCCAACGGCGTTAGTCAGGCTGTGGTAGCCCGGGTTGAACTTGACCAGAACGTCAGGATAGGCGTCGCTGATCGGCGAAACCGGGGCCACGATGCGGAAAGCCGCAGTTGTGGTCACGGTGGTGGCATCCAGCGCAGAAGTCGAGTTGCCTGTCGTGGTGTTGCCAGTCGAGGTGCTCTGTGCTGCGGCGAAGAAGGTATTAGCGCCGATGTCCGACTGGTCAATCGCGCCGTCAAGCTGGGCTTGGAACAGCACGTTTGGGTCGTCCACGACATACGCCTTGATCGCGGTGCCGGTGGGAGCAGCATAACCCGACGGGTAATACTGCGAGTGCAGAAGTTGCCCCTGTGCGTTGACGTATTCACAGCCAACAAAGACACCCATCGAGCCGGTCAAGGTCGTGCCGGTCGGAAGTGCGTTGGTCGTGCCGTCTGCGCCAGTGGCAGTCGAAAGCGCGATGTAACCATCCGCGCCAATGTGAACGACCTGACCGTAGAAGAGGTTGGTTGCCTCGCCTGCGGGGTCGATCAGGTACTCGGACGTCGCTCCGGCGTAAGGCATGCCATCAGCACGCTTGACCGGGCGGAGTCCATAAGGAGTAGCTGTCGTAGCCATCTCATATCTCCAAAGTGATAGGGTTCACGATAAGGGTCAGCCCTTACCAAACGAAGTGCGTGTTTGACGCTCCGGCCGAAGGACCGGCATGCGAGGATCAGATTGCCGCAGATAGTTGTTGTCCACGGCCTCCATCTGCTGTCTGGCCTGATTGAGCTGGTGCTCAACACGGTCTTCAGCAATCTCCTCTGGAACGGCGCACAAGAGTAGACCGCCAACTTCAATGTTGTCTTTGAAGCGGGAGTCCATGTCGGAGAGGAGTTTCATCTCCGGGTGATCGGCTGCCTTGACCGGGACATACCCTTCGCGGAATCGCGTAGAGACGTTCGGATTGTCAGATTGCCCAAGCATGGAGGTGCGAACCCAACGGAATTTGTATCCGTCACGAGGTTCGGGAGTGGGCAAAGCAGACGGCCGAGTCCACGAGCGCTTACGCTCCGACTGTTCGCGGGTCTTGTGCTCTCGGGGTGTTCGGTCAGCCATTTCTTGCGTCCTTCATTAACTGCGCCACGTACTGTTCGTTCGTGAGCCCAAGCCGTTTGGCGATAGCGGCCTGAGTAGAGGTTATCTTGTGAGTGCGCGGTTTTTTACCACTGCGTGCTGCAGGGGCCACCACGTTGGCCGCCTTTTGTTGCCGGGGAGTAACCTCTTCTTCCGCGGCGTCGGCAAACTTGTGCGGGAACACCTTACGGAGTTCCTTGTCGATCTCAGTGTAATATTTTTCACTGTTGGGATCAACTCCATTCAGAACAAGCTCTTCATGCACACCCAGAGCGTAGGATGTCATGCGTCGATCGTTCATGTACCACGGGTTGTCCTGCATCCACTTTTCCTGCCGCGGATTGAGCTTGGGCTTTTCGGGCTGCTGCTCCTGACGCGGCTGTGGCTGTGGCTGCGGCTGCGGCTGGGCCTGTGGCTGAGGGCGATAATTCTGCAGGCGGTACATGTCGTTCTGCAGTGCCGTCAGCTTCTCCTGTGCCTCAAGGAGCGCGTCGGAGTCGCCGGTCTCATAGGCCGCACGATATGCCGTCTTGGCGCTCGACAGCTCGGACTGAACCCGAGCCTTGGCCTGCTCGACGAGGCTGCCCTCGCTCTTCTGCATGCGTTGGCGGAGAGTTTCGTTCTCCTGCTGCACCTGCTTGGCGTAGTTGATCGCCTCTTCGCGAAGGCGGGCCGCCTCCTGCTTTTGGCGCTCGGCCTCGTGATATTCGAACTTCAGCTTCTTGATGCGCTTCTGCACTGACTCGCTGTAGTTCTCCAGATCGTCGTCATTCGGCAGATCGGGGGCTTCGTCCTCGGCGCGGCGCGGCCGCTGATCCTCGGGAACGTCATCAACGACTTCGACCTCGAAATCGCCGTCATCGTCCTCATCTTCGTCCTCGGACGCGGCAGAGATCAGATCGTCGTCGCCGTCCACGTCGTCGTGAATATCCTGTGCTCGTTTATTCATAGTCAGCCCTCCGGACTCGGTTTCGTTGCGGCCTTGACGGCCCACATGGCGGCGTCCTCGACATGGGTTTGGGCCAGAGCCTTGAGCCGACGAACCTCATCTTGGCGCGCAAGCTCGGCGTCAGTCTCGGTGCCCAAGTTGGACGGGATCGTGTCGATCAGGTCGATCAAATCGGCCGCGGCACGCTTGATCTTTCCAACGGAGTCAGCCGCCGACGGATTGAAGTTGATACCTACGCGGTATTCACCCTTGGTCATGGATCACCTCCCAATCCTCGGCCAGAATGTCCGTCTGGCTTGCTACCCACGGAACCAAATCGCCACTTGCCGTGCACATGAAAATGTACGGCAAAGACATCTTGCTGTTCGCGTCGGGAAGCTGCAGCTGAATCCACATATTCTTGCCGTTCCAGCCCATGCGGTAGACGGCGTTTCCATGGCGAAGCGCCTGAAGCGCGCTCGAAAAATCCATTCTTATGCCCTCTTAAAGCCACGCGGGTCGTCGACAACGGCTTCCACCGTGTCGTCGTTGATGAGCCGGAACTCTTTGTCCATGATCTTGAACCGTGTGCCCGAATAGGCACGGAAGATCACAAAATCCCCCTCCTTGCACCACGGTCCGGACGGGAACCGGTCAGGATCGCTGTATGCCTGCGGGCCTGCCTTCAGCACAAATCCGAGGATTGACGCAACCTCTTCCGCTGATTTCAGGGAGTCAGGCATGTAGACGCCGCCATCGGTCTTCTCGCTGACGTCCGGAAGGGCGATCAGCAGGCGGTATCCAGCGGGTTGTGGGAGTTTCAGTTTGATGCTCTCGTCGAGCTCAGACGCTTCGTACATTTGCCACCTCTGTTGCAGCGATTAAAGGCTCGCAGACGCCTCTGCTGGACTACCCAGCGTGTTGCACACTAGTTAAGCGTTATTCACTCATCAAGGTACTTCTTCTCGATTTCTGAGATATCAGAAAGAACGTACTCGAGCGCTTCGACCTTGCCGACCGTACGGCAATAGTCCTCGTGCGAACGGGCGCCCCCAGCCATCAGGTGGCTGGAGATCGTCTCTTTATACCCGTCAATTCTCTTCTTTATCTCCCGAAGCGGGTCCACCATTGTTGCTGTCCTTTCCCTCTTTGATCATGTCTTCGGCCACCTTCAGGCCGAGTTTTGCGCCTTCTCGACGGTCCTTGCCCTGCTCGGCGCTGAGCTGTGTGGCAAGGCGTGCTCCGATCTGCGCGCCGGAGCGACGGTCTTCCGACTGCAGGCGCTCTTCCTGCAGCGTGAGGTTGCCGGTCTTGATGCGCTCTTCGAGCCTAAGCTTCTCGAGGTCCATGACGGCGTCGTGCTTGGCCTCGGCCTCCTTGAGCGCAACCTCGCGCTCCTTGAGCTCCAGCTCTTTCTTCTGGATGATGTTGAGCGGGTCCTGAGCCTCCTGCTGCGCCTGCTGCTGGGCCGCCTCGGTCTGGTTCTTCTGCAGCAGTTTACCTGCGGCGGCTGCCGCGAGTCGCGACACTTCGCGCTCCATATCCTCGGGCAGCGGCTCCTCCGGATCAGGCATGGGCACGCCGAGCTGTTGCTGAATCTCCACACGATACTGCATGGCGACATGCTCGGTGATGTGCGCGGCCAGCGCGCTCTGGATAGCCCCGGCGAAGGGGGACTGGCCCACCATCTGCTGGATTTTCGGGTCTTGGGCGGCTGCCATGTGCACAGCGATGTGCGCCTCGTGGTCCTGATACGCGAACACCTTGATCGGCTCTTGCTTGAGGATCGCCATGTTCTCGGTGACCGGGTCTTTCGGCTTGATGTCCTCGGGCAGCTTGATGATGTCGTCGGCGTCTTGGATACCCAGCACCTCCAACATTTGCCGGTGGAGCTTGCCGAGGTCATAGAGCTGGGGCGCCTGCTGCGCGAGCTGCAGAGCCGCCTGATACTGCACGACGCGCTGCGCCATTGTGGCGGCGTTCGGGTCCGACACGGGGATCACGTCCACCCGCTTGTCGAAGTCCGCCTGCCTGTCGTTCTCGTTCTCGTCGTCGTAGGCGTATGTCCCGTCCATGTAGTCGCGGATCACCGCCGCGATCAGGCGTAGCTCCTTGTGCATGGCTGCATGCAGGCGAGCCTGCACACCGCTCATGACCTTCATGGAGCGCTCCATCAGCGCCAGTGTGGTGCCCACCGGTGCCTCGGGGTTTGTGCTGCCAATGTCGATGTCGGCGATAGAGCCCACCCGGCGTCCCTCGTCCACCACGTTGCCCAGCAGCTGATACAGGACTGTCGACGGCTCCTTGTATGGGAGCGGGAACAGCGACTCGCGCAGCGTGCCTCCCGAGACATCCGCGTCCCGCCACTCGCCCGGCGCGATCGGCGTGTCATCGCCCTTGATGCGCATGCCCCGTGTCTTCAGGCCACCCGGCAGGTTCGACAGTGTGCCGGCGTCGACCAGCTGGCGCAGGATAGATGTGGCGGATTTGGTCAACCCACCGATCATGTGGATCAGGCCCGTGCCGTAGAAGCCCATACCCGGCAGGTACTTGTAGTGCACGAAGTGCATGCGCTTGAGCTTCTTGGGGTCGTCCTCGTACCAATTCCGGCGGATTGACAGAATCTCGCGGGACGTCTTGTCGATTGTTACCACGTAGGGCCGCGGTATGCCTTCCGGGTCGTCGTGCTCCTCGGGCATGTTCATCGTGACATGCATCTCGAGGATAGTGTGCCGGTCGTCGTCCTCGATCGCCCCGTCTTCGCCCGCCAGCTCGTTGTATTTCTTCTGGATATCCGAGATTTCCGCCATGGGGTCAGGCAGCTCGATGTCGCGATAGAAGCCGCTCAGCTGCAGCTTCATGACCTCGACAGGGCTTTTCTTCATGACGTGCGTGTAGCGCTCGCAGGTCCGCAGGTCCGACGCACCGGTAGACACCACGAAGTCTTCAGCCGGCACGAACATCGCACAGGGGCGCTCGTAGATCGGGTCGTAGTAGACTTTCTTGAACGCGGAGCCTGCCAGCGGCAGCTGGAACAGCATCTGCTCGAGCTCGTCGCGATACTCGGTCATCTCCTCGGTGAGCTGATAGTTCAGCTCGTTCTCGACTCGACTTGACTGTTTCTGCTTCTCGGGCGTCATCTTGCCGAGGATTTTTGTGCGGACTGGGCCGGAGGCCGGGAACAGCTCACCCATGGCCTGCGCTTGGAATCGCACCACAGCCTCGGTCAGCATGGGGTGGAACACGCCGCAGGCGCCCTCCCACGGCTCAGTCCGGTCCTCGATCTTCATGCCCAGCAGGTCCATGCCGTTCACATATGACGTGGCCCAGTCCTTGCGGGTCTCCCGGTCTGACATGAAGTCGCCAACCAGCTCGGAGGCCATGGAGCGCAGCACGTCCTCGTCGATCTTCTCGGCGAGGTTCTCGTCGTGGTCCACGACCTCAACCTCCACCTCAGCCATGAAATCAACGATATTGCCGTCCTCGTCCGCGTCGACGACCTCGACCTCGATCTCCAGCTCATCCTCGTCTTCATCGTCTTCGATGAGGTCCGTGATGTCGAGCGGCTGCATTGCTTTATCGACGGCCATGTGGGGGCTCCTGCCTATAAGATATCATGTCAATAATACTCTCGTTTGCGCCTATATGGCAATGGTTCGTCTTCGAAGTCATCTGGCAGGCGTATGAAGCCGCCCTGACGGAACCGCATCAAGGCCATTACAG